AAAGACCGCATGGTAATGGAAGCTGATGGGGAACAAGTTACTTCCGTCAACGCAGCGACTAACCTGAATAAACTCCTGCAAATATCTGGCGGGGCTGTGTATTCCGACGATAAAGAAGTCATTGAGTTTGATGTAAGCAGTAGATTGAAAGTAATCAAGGAAGCCATCGACGAGTCATCCAACAAAGTGCTGGTGTTTGTACCGTTTACCCATACGATAGAATTACTAAAAGACTTTCTTACCACTAGCAAAATATCTTGCGACGTTATATCTGGTAAAGTTTCTGTAAACAAACGCAGTAAGATAATCAAAGACTTCCAAGAAACAGATAAGACTCAGGTGCTTATCATCCAGCCACAGGCAGCGTCACATGGTCTTACCCTAACCGCTGCTAACACAGTCATCTGGTACGCTCCTGTTACTAGCGTAGAGACATACTTGCAAGCTAATGCACGTATCGATAGACCGGGACAACACAACCCAATGACTGTAATTCACATACGCGGTAGTGAAGTAGAGACTCGCCTATACAATATGTTGCGGTCTAAAGTGGATCACCACCACAAGATAATCGATTTGTATAAACAAGAAATAAATACTTGACACTGTAAAGCGTACAAGTAAACTACTCCTCCCCACCAAAAAGGAGGAGCGATGAAAGATACACCTGACAAACTAGCCGCCATCTACATCAAGATGCGCGAAGCTATACAAGAGAAAGAAGAAGAAATAAAAACTATAAAAGCGCAGCAAGAAAAAGTTACTCAAGAAATGTTGGCCTTGTGCGAAGAACAAAACATTGATAGCTTGAGAACACCTGCCGGTACTATTTCACGTCGTGTGCGTACTAGTTACTGGCCGAGCGACTGGGATAAGATGCACGCTTTCATTAGAGAGAACGATGCGCTTCACTTACTTGAGAAGCGTGTACATACCTCTAACATGAAAGAATACCTAGAAGCTAACCCTGATGTAGCACCTCCGGGTCTACAGACAAACCGTAAGTACACAGTCTCTGTACTTAAGCCACGCAAGAAGTGAACAGACTTCAGATACAGGACGGGTGTTTTATGCACCCGGATACCTACGAGCCTCTGCGCTCTATAGAAGTTGTAATCACGGACAGCGGGACGTTATCGAGGAACTACTACGAAGATAACAAGCTTGCTTGTTGGTCGTTCGACTGCGACTTTCCAGATGCAGCGGTTCCTAACAAACTGGCTAGTCGCTGTCTTGATTGCGACAAGAGCATAAAGACCGGAAGAAATGCAGGAGGAGCACCTTGTAAATACTTTACTACGATCAAGGTAGCTTTTCTGGGAGAGAACTCTCTCTACGAAATCAGACTAGGTGCATTAAGTTTGTTTTCCAGAGATGACAACAGGATGAATCTATACAAGTACATAGAACATCTTGAGCGTAACCGAGAGCACGTCGGTAATGTGCTAACCGAAATATATTTTGTTGAGCATCGTGATTTCTACAAGATGTATTTCAAACCGGTTCGACCTCTGACGGAGGAAGAACTTGCAGATGTACAACAGCTTAGTGAAGCTGAAACTGAAGAAATAAATCCCTTTAATAAGGAGCAATCAATGGCTAATAAGTCACACATAATCAGAGGCGTAACCGCTCTCTACCCCCGTATCAATCAGCCCTATCACTGGAGCGACAAACAGAACAAGAGTGTTCCGTGCGATGCTACAGAAGACGGTGCTTCCTATGATCTTAGCTTTGATATGACAAAGGCACAGGCTAAAGAATTGTTTGGCTTGATGAACGAGGCATATCAAGAGGCACGCGAAGATAACTGGCCCAAGAAATTGCAGATGCGTTTCAAAGAAACTGACGATGGTACTTACGTAGGTAAGAGCAGTCTGAAAGCTGCATACAACGGCAAACCTACTCCCGTCCCTACCCAGTACGATGCTAAGAGAAACGAACTGGACAGCGACTTTATGCTCACTACTGGTAGTACAGTAAACATAGCAGTTGAGTTCTTCCCTTACAAAATTAGCGGCGGTGGTGTAGCACTTAGACTGCGTGGCGTACAGGTCATCAAGTATGTGCCTTACAAGTCAGCCTCTCCGTTCGACGAGGAAGATGGTTTCAGCGTAAGCGATGCGAAGCCTAGCAATCCTTTCGCAGAAGAGGAGGATGATGACGCGTTTGAAGAAAAGCCTAAAGCGAAAGCTAAGGCAGAGCCTGATCCGTTTGACGATGACGAAGAAGAAGTCAAAGAACCCAGTAAGCGTAAGAAGAAGAACGACATTTCTGACGACGACGATGACGACATTGAAGACATCATTGCATCGTGGGGTGATGAGGACTAATGAGTTACGGCTACTCGACACGCATCGATAGTCTGAACCAAGAAGCTGACCAATCTCTTCTGGGGGTTCGCCTTGGCCGCGTGTGCATTGATTATGATGTACCCGCTGCTGAGGTTGCCTCCCAGTTGGGAGTTAGCAGACAGACTGTCTACAACTGGTTCGTGGGTACCCACGAGCCTAACCCAAACATAGCAAAACTAATAGAAGACATAATAGCTGAATACGACTAATGGAAAATTTCGATCTCATAGACCATGTTGTCCCGAAGGGCGGCACATACAATGTGATCGGCATGAAGGAGGGTAGGCTTCTACCAAAGTTTACCACTAGTTTAGAAGAAGCATACGAGATAGCTAATGAGTTATCCGAGCAAGACATGGACGTGTACTTTGCTCTGGGTAAGCTCAAAGAAAAAGGTAGTAGGAAGGTAGATAATGTAGAGTCCCTTGGAGCTATATGGCTCGATATAGACTGCGGTGGAGACAAAGCAGACGAGATAGAACCCTCTACAGGATTACCAAAAGGATACGCTAGTCAGAAGGAAGGACTGAAAGCTCTCAAGGAGTTTTGTGAGACCGTCGATTTACCTGAACCTGTAATAGTAAATTCAGGATACGGCTTACACATATACTGGGCATTCACAGAAGAAGTGCCTACAGAGAAGTGGTTGCCTATTGCCAAACGGCTAGAGCAAGTATGTATTACTCAGAAATTTTGTGCTGATCCAAACGTGTTCGACGCTGCGCGTATACTGCGAGTACCGGGCACATACAACCAAAAGAAAGCTACTCCTAAGTTAGTACGGGTAGTCAACCCTGTAACCGCAAGGTACGCACCTGACGACATCCGTGCACTACTTGGAGTAGACCCCGATGAAGTTGTTACGGTTAAGAAGAGAAGCGGCCCTCCTATACTAGACCCGCTGCAAAAACTGCTTGATGAAAACAAAGACTATAAGTTTTCTAAAATAGTAGGAAGGCAAGACCCCTGCCTACAACTGAAAGACAGTTTAATTAACCGTGCAACTCTGTCGGAACCTCGATGGTTTAACGCGCTATCTGTAGCTAAGTTCTGTGCAGATGGCAGTAAGGCTATACACACTGTATCCCAAGGGCATCCTGATTATGATTTTGAGGCTGTCGAAAGAAAGATTGCAGGGATCAAGGGGCCACACTCGTGCGAGGAGTTCGATAAGAACAACCCCGGCATATGCAAAGACTGCCCGCACAAAAAGAATAAGGACATAAAAGGCCCGTACAGTTTAGGAAAGATAATCAAGAAAGCTACCAGTAGCCCTATAAATAAGTTTGAACCTTACTTCAGGGGCAAGAATGGTGGTGTATATAAGATGGTCGATGAAGATGCACATCTTGTATACGAGCATGACTTATATTTAAAAAAGCAAATGTGGGATGACCAAGAAGGGTTTGTGTCCGTGTTTGTTTTTCACTCTCCGCACGACGGTGTGCGCGAGTTCAAGATACCTAATGAATGCCTAGAGCGTAGATTGCTACTTAAGACTCTTGCACATAACGGAGTAGTCGCAGGTGCTAGTAACTCAGCTAATCTAATTGAGTACGTTACTAGGTGGATTCAAATACTACAGACAAAAGAGAAGGCAGAAATAATGAGATTGCAGTTTGGATGGGCCGACAATAACACTAAGTTTATTGTGGGCGAACGAGAAATTACTGTGGACGGGGTATATCATTCTCCTGCGTCCTCTGTAACTAAATCATATGTGTCTTACTTTCAACCAAAAGGCACGTTAGAAAAGTGGAGTGAAGTATTTAACCTGTACAACAAAGAGGGTTTGGAGATTCAAGCTTTTGCTGCCTTGTCTGGGTTTGGCTCACCTCTACTACAACTGACAGGACAGAAAGGGGCTATCATAAACCTAGTCCATAAAAACGCAGGTACAGGTAAGACAACTATACTGCGGATGGCAAACAGTATATGCGGCGATCCTGAGCATTTGCTAGGCAACCCGAAAGATACAGCAGTAGCCCGTGTCAACAAGCTAGGGATACTCAACAACGTAGTAAACACTATGGACGAGTTGAGTAACATGGACTCTGACCAACTTAGTGATTTTGCCTACGAAGTATCTCAAGGCAAAGGCAAGGATAAGGGCACTGCGACAGCTAACGCTAACCGCAAGAACGACACTACGTGGCGTAACATAACGCTGTGTACGTCTAACTATTCTTTTTATCAAAAGCTATTTGCGGATAGAAGCCTCCCCGACGGTGAGCTTATGCGTATCATGGAGTTCTATGTAGAGTATGTAGATCAGGACACTATCTCTACAAATTATGGTAAGCAGATGTTCGACCACCAGCTAAACGATAATTTCGGTCACGCCATCGTGCCTTTCATGCAGTACGTGCTTGCCAACCCCGAAGGTGTAAAACGCGATGTGCTCAAGATACAGGCCAAGATAGACAAAGAGATGCGCCTTACTTCACGCGAAAGAAACTGGTCAGCTCTTATAGCTGCTAACATAGCTGGAGGATGGATTGCATGTAAGCTGGGGCTGATAAACTTTGACATGGGGCGTATCTACAGCAAAGCATCGAGAACTATAATACAGCTACGTAAAGAAACTGTTGCTCCTGTTGATAGCTACGTGTCTATTCTTGGGTCGTTTATAAACAGCAACCTGAATAACTTGCTTGACGTAGACGATGGTGTGGATCAACGCACATCTAAACCCAAAGCACCGCGGCTAGAACCTAAGTATGGACGGCTTATCATGCGGTATGAGGGTGATACTCAGAAGCTTTTTATACCGGTCAAAGAGTTACGCAATGAGCTTAACAAGGACGGTACAGACTACAACTCATTTCTGGGTGACCTAAAGAAACGTGGGATGTATCTGGATACTGTGAACAAGCGCATGTCTAAGGGGATGGCTATATCAGCACCCGCTCAACGCTGCGCTATGTTCGACGCGTCACACTCTGAGTTCTTTGATATGAGTAAACTGGCAGAGCAAGCTAAAGAAAATGCAGATAGAGAAGGTGGACTACCAGATCAACTGGAAGAAGTTTAAGAAAGGTTGGTCGTTTTTTATACCCTGCCTTGAGCCTGTCTCAGCCAAGAAAGTGTTACTGGCTGAGACAAAACGGCTCAAGTATAAAGTCGTGACTAAGGTAACCATAGAAGACGGAGTGCGGGGCATCCGTATATG